ACAAATGGATTGTAATATTCAAAATATAAAATGTGAAATCTGTGGTCGAGTGTTCCACAAAGTCTGTCACGCAGAGCCTTTTGACGAAGTGTGTGATAGTAGCGAATGTTTCCATAAAAAGTTCTGGCTTGAAATTATAAAAGAAAAGGACGAACACGTTATTATTAATGGCATTTGTTATTACTTAGACAAAGCTCACCCAATGAGTGATAGTCCTTTTAGGGGATATGGTGGTAGAGAATTTAAAATTAAATTACATACTGGTGAAATTATCGTAACAAATAATTTATGGCACAATGGTGAAGTACCTAAAGAATTTCGAGATAGATTACCTGATAATGCAGAGTTTGTAAAGTAACGCACAAAAATACATATAAATAAAACCAACATTTTATTAAGAAAATAAGAGATAAAACAAAACGGAACGCTCAGATTAGCTACCTGAGTGAATATGATAATTGCAATTATCTTCCAATAAAGAACAAATTGGAGGATTTACAAATAGTGAAAACGGGAAAAATAACAGTAAACGAATTATTTAGTGGTATAGGCGCGCAAATTTCAGCACTAGAAAGGCTCGGAATACCTTGTGAAATTAAACACACCTCAGATATAGACCATAATGCTGTACTTTCTTATGCTTCTATTCATTGTGGACTTACGGAAGAACTAATAAATACATATACTGAATACCCTACAAGAGAAGAAATGGCTAGGCAACTTACAGAAATTAATCTTGGATATGACTTTCAGAAAAACAAGCCTTATAATTGGTACAGATTTGTAAATAGTAAATCAAAAGAGCTTGAAAAATATTGGCTTGCTAATAAACTTTCTAGGAATTTAGGTGATATTAGTAAACTCGAACATCTTGATTATGCTGATTTTTGGACATATTCATTTCCTTGTACCGATATTTCTGTGGCAGGTAAACAAGAGGGAATAAAACAGGGTCAAACACGTTCAGGTTTACTATATGAAGTACAAAGACTTCTTGAAAGAGCCAACAAAATGTTGGCTTTACCAAAATATCTAATGCTCGAAAATGTCAAAAACCTTGTGGGTAAAAAGTTTAAACCACAGTTTGATGAATGGGTGGCTTGGCTTGATGAACTTGGTTACAATACATATTGGAAAGTTTTAAATGCTAAAGATTGTGGAGTTCCTCAGAATAGAGAAAGAGTGTTTGCAATAAGTATTCGCAAAGATATTGATGATGGCAAATTTGAATTTCCGCAGCCTTTTGATAACGGAGTCAGACTTAAAGATTTTCTTGAAGATAATGTAGATGAAAAGTATTATTTGAGTGAAGAAATTCAGAACAGACTTATACTGAATAAGGAAAATTTAGAGGCAAATGTTGTAGGCACTACTAAGGGTAAACACAATCATCGCATAAGAACTAAAGATTTAGTTTATTCCCCAAATGGCATTATGGGTGCATTAGTAGCTACTGATTATAAGCAACCAAAGCAAATACTTGACACCAATCGTTGCATACAAGAAGGTAGCTTACAAGGTGACAAATGGGATAAAATATATGAATCTGCGAGAAGATACTATTCTCCTGAAGGTATTTCGCCTACTTTACATACTTGTGGTGGTGGTAATACAGAACCTAAAATAGCAGAGCCAATAGCCTATGTGAAAGAAGCAACTAAGAAAGGCTACGCAGAGATTTATGAAGGTGATAGTGTAAATCTGGAACAGCCTAATTCTAAGACAAGAAGAGGTAGGGTCGGAAAGGGTTGCGCACAAACATTGACTACAAGTTGTAACCAAGCTATAGTTGAACCTAATGAACTGTCACATTCTGAATGGAAACAGCAGATGTACAAAAGGTTTATAGAGGACTCTAATAGCGAAGTTAGTGGTGTAATCACCAATCAAAGTCAATCTTTTGGATATAGACCGCCAATGAAAGGTTATTCTAAAACATTGAAGGCAAATGCTAATGATGCAGGTGTGGTTGAAAGTTTTCGTGTTCGTAAATTAACTCCTAAAGAATGTTATAGGCTTATGGGATTTACTGATGAACAATTCGATAGATCACAAACTTTTAGTTCTGACAGCCAACTTTATAAACAGGCAGGTAACTCTATTGTGGTTGATGTACTTTATTATATATTTGGAAAGCTGTTTGAGGTTGATACTGAAAATTTTATATAACCACCAGCACAATAGGTTGCAATGATAAGCCGTTGTTAGTTGGTGGAGTAGGTGAAATTAATTTTGGAAAACAGTATAGACAAGGAAACAGGATATATTCGGCAGAACATATAGCTATGTGCTTAACAGCACAACCAGTTGGCAATGCTGGTGGGTTTAGTTATCTGTATGTAGTTGCCGAAACTAGAAAGGAAACAAAATGTTAAATAATGCTTGGAATACTCTCTTGAAATGTATATGGGTGGCTTGCTTTGACACCCATAACTTTCAGGAAGGGAAAGTATACGAAGTAAAAAATGGCAGACTAATAGACGGTCATGGCAGAAAAAGCTGTAATACATATGACAATGTTTACGATATTAATGACAGCTTTTACGCTAGATTCAAAGAAGTAAAGGAGTGAATAAAAAACATGGCAAGTGAGATACGAAATGATTGTGTGGGTTGTACTGCTCTCGGACTTCCCTGCCGTCATTGCTACATGGGTCAAGATTATCGTGTTTTAATATGCGACAAGTGTGGAACTGAGGTTGATGTGCTTTATATTATTGACAATGACTCGGAAGAACTTTGCAGCGAATGTGCCAAAGAAAAGGCTATTGAATATTTGTCAAATTATAATGTGAACGTTGACGATTTGTGCGAATACAACGATATTCCTTGTGAAAAAATGAACGGAGAAGATTATTATAACAAATATTGTTATTGTGACGATGAGGAATAAATACATATGAACAAAAAGAAAGACGAGACAACAAAACAAATCATACAGCTTGTGATTGCTATTTGCGTAATAGTTATCAGTTTTGGAGTTGTAAAAGTTATTGGTATTAACGAAGACTACAGGCATAATTTTGAAAGAAACAAAGCCGATAATTCAACAGTTAATACAATTACCACTACCACAAATGCTATAACTAAAAATACAAAAGTTAGATCGGTAGAAAATAAAAAAAATACAGTAAAAACAAATACTAAATCTCCTACAACCGCTAAAGAAACAAGAACTACAAAGCCGTATAGCCATAAAATAACCGAAACTACAACGATAGTTATTAAGTCTGAAGCAGAGCCAGAAATAGAACTAATTTCTTACGATATTCCAGCAGGTGATACTTCATTTCATGGCTACATGGACTATGCTTGCATTACGGACATCAATTCTCTACAGTATCAGTTACAACTGAATTGTTGGACGGATAGTCAGGGAATACGCAGACAAGGTGACGATGTTTGTATTGCTTTGGGGAGTTATTACGGTACAGAAATAGGTACACGTTATCTAATTACAACCGACATGGGTAATTCATTCACCGCTGTTTTAGCCGATTGTAAAGCTGATATTCATACTGATTATTATAATCAGTATCGAGATACAGGCAATGGCTTTAAGAACGTGGTTGAATTTATAGTTGATACATATGCACTTGACCCTGATGTTATGAGTAGTGGTAACATTGGTACTTATAGCAATTATTCTGGTAATATTGTATCAATTCAGAAACTTAGTTAGAAAAGAGGTGAATTTAAAAATTGGCATACGACAAGAAAGCAGGAAAAAGAAAGCGTTTAGCTAGAGAGGAGGAAAACAGACAGCTAAAACGCTACAAGTCAGAGTGTAGAGAACTAGATACATATTTTATGAGTGAGAACGAACTCATTCAAGCCAAAGAAAGACAGAAGATAACAAAAGCTAGAAATAAAGCAATCGTACAAAGAGCTTATATGATTGCTATGGCAACAAATTAAACAAGCGAGAAAGGACAGATGAAAATGGTAACGGAGTATACAGCATATAAAATAAGATTTACTACAGTAAAAGAAGTACAGCAGTTTATTAGACTTGCAAATATGGTTGACTATAACATAGACCTAAAGCAGAGCCATTATTGCGTAAATGCAAGTAGTATAGTGGGTATATTTGCACTTGACCTAGAAAACGAGGTAATAATGTTTGTGCCAACAGAACACGAAAAGAACGCAGAAAAAATGTTTGCAGAATTTATTATAAAGTAGAGGAAAAGACGATGATAAAAATTGAAAACGTTGAAGTGATGGGCTGGGATACAGCCATCAGAGGAATGCGTAACCCAATGAAATCATGGGAGAAGAGTGATAGTGGTACTTGTGGCTATCCTCATCATATTGGATGTGCTAATTGTCCGGATCATAAAATATGTAATCATCCTTTTCGTAATGACGGAGTCTTTAAATTAGGTAAAGCTGATTACGAACTCGTTATGAAACTCGTTAAGGCAGGTACAGACCACCGTAAGTTTATGCGTATGATTGCGGTGTATGCTGACATTACAGCACCACTGTATTGGTGGAAAGAATATGATACTTACAAGGTTGGTACTGTTGCAAATTCTTGTAGCACCATGCACAAGATCGCAGAGAAAGAGTTTACACTGGAGGATTTTTCTTGTGAACATCTCGACATCCGAACACGCAAGATTTTAGAAGAAATAATAAAAGCATTAAACGATTATAGAACATTGTATATTAATTATAATCCAAATGACTTTGAAATTAAAGGTTGTCCGAGTAAAAAAGACCTTTGGTGGCAGATGATACAGCTTCTCCCAAGTAGCTATAATCAAAAACGCACTGTCATGCTTAATTACGAGGTACTGGCAAATATTTATAAGTCTCGTAAAAACCATAAGCTTGATGAGTGGAGAACTTTTTGTGATTGGATTAAGGCATTGCCATATTCAGAATTGATAACAGGAGGCACAGATGAATAAACCACTATTTTGTATTCTTGGAGCTTCGGCAAGTGGCAAATCAACACTTGTACAAATGCTTGAAAAAGAATTTAATATGAAGCAGATACCCTCTTACACAACTCGTTCTCCGAGATACGAGGGTGAAGCAGGTCATACATTTGTTTCAGAAAAGGAATTTAAGGCACTTAATGATATCGTGGCATATAACTACTATCTTAACAATCATTATGGAGTAACGGCAAGTCAGATTGACGATGATACATATAATCTTTACGTTGTAGACCAAACAGGGCTTAATGAACTCCGTAAAAAGTACAAAGGCAACAGAGAGATTTATTCTATTTTTATAGATTGCTCGTATATCAATCGGTACAAGCGTTTGTTTGGACGTTACCATAAAATGTACAAGAATTTTGATAAAGCACTTAAAGAAACCAGTAAACGTACAGAACAAGATAAAATAGAATTTAAAAACTGCAAATCATCTGTTGATTACGTTATCAATAATGATGAAAATATCAATACAGCTTATGAAAATCTAAAAAAATATGTGAAAAGAATTATAGCTAAGCAGGAGGGAGATAATTATACCGAAACCGAACATAATTAACAGAGAACATTATAATAGCATTATTTACTTGTCACACCCATATGGTGGTAAACAAGAAAATTTAAGTGAAATAAATGAGTGCCAAAAACTATTAACTATAATGCACCCTGAAAATTTGTATCTCAATCCTATTGCAATGTTTGGCAACCTTTACGATTGTACCACTTATGAGCAAGGATTGAACATGACCCTGTTGTTACTTGAAGAACTTGCAGATGAAATGCTTGTTTGTTCAAATGATTGGCAATTCTCCAAAGGTTGCTGTACGGAGATTAAATATTGTGACAACAGACATATACCGTATAAAATTTGTACTTTGGAGCAAATTAGAAATGAATACGAAAAATACAGAAAGGAACATGATAAAAATGGCTAATTTTATTATTGGTGCTTTGGTTGGGCTTGTACTTGGTTTTCTAATAGCCTATAGAACAGTGACCGAAATGCTTAATGAATTAGATGAGAATGATAAAGAGGAAAATACCAATGGAACTGAAAGCAAATCTGATAAGACCTAGACCGTGGCGTATTGGTGTCGACTGTGATAATGTCATTAATAATCTAGTAGAGAGTATTATTGATGTTTATAATAAGGACTATAATGATAATTTGTCCGTTGCCGATATAACTACCTATAATATGAGACAGTTCTTTAAAAATGTATCTCAAGACGAATTCTATGACTATTTCACGGATAAGAGGGTATGGGACAACATAAAAGTGCTTGAAAATTGTGTTACTACATTAAATAAATACCATGATTTAGGTTGTGAAATTTATATAGTAACAGCTACAGCCCCACAGAATGTTTCTAGTAAGACAGCTTGGTTACAAGAACAACTTCCATTTTTAAATATGTATGATAGCCTAATAGTCATAAAGAACAAGCAAATGCTCGGTGGGGATATTGACATTCTAATTGATGATTGCGTAGACAATTTAGTTGGTGGCTATTATCATAAAATTTTATTTGATTATCCATGGAATAGACTTGGGTTTGAGTCATATGAAAACAACGCTCATATGCTACACCAAAGATACCGTTGTAGGAATTGGAATGATATTGATGAGGCAATTAACATAATTATGAAAACTGATATGGATACAGAAATAGAATTAGACTTAAAGCCAGAGAATATAGAGAATACAGAAAACGAACAAAGAATAGAGTTTGTTGTGAACGATGATAAGGAGCAATAAAATGAAAGTAATAAAAAAAGACGGAACATTAGAAGATTTTGATTATCAAAAAATAATCAATGCCTGTAGCAAATCGGCTAACAGGGCATTAGAAAATCTTTCGGATAAAGATTATGAAAAAATTTGCTCTGCTGTTATGGACTACATAATGGAAGAAGATTTAGAAAATGATTGCATTTCAGTTGAGGCAATACACGCAATAGTCGAACGAACTTTGCTTGACCTTTACCCAAAATCAGGTGAATGTTATAGGCAGTATAGAAATTACAAAAAAGATTTTGTTCACATGATGGACGATGTATATACTAAATCTCAAGGTATTCGTTATATTGGTGACGTTTCAAATGCCAATACCGACTCTACTATGAATAGCACACAGCGTAGTTTGATTTATGGCGAGTTAAATAAAAATATGTATGATAAATTTTTCTTAAATGTCGAAGAAAGACAGGCAGCGAGAGAGGGCTACATCTATATTCATGACAAGAAAGACAGACTTGATGGTATAAACTGTTGCATTTTCGATATGGCAAATGTTTTATCTGGTGGCTTTGAAATGGGTAACATTCATTACAACGAACCTAAGACACTTGATGTAGCTTTCGATGTCATAAGCGATGTAACAATGTCAGCAGCTAGTCAACAATACGGTAAGTAATATTGCCGTAATAAAACCTACTTAACCTTGCTAAAGGGTGTGACGAAAGTTGCTAACGGTGAAACCTAAGTCATAATTGATATGGTAATACCGTGCTATCTAATTTCCATAAGAAAATTAGTGAGAGGTTTAATTATGGAGGAAATAATTTTTGAAAATGAAATTGCTTATAAAACTAAATATGACGGATACTATGTTACCAAAAGTGGCAAAGTAATAACTACTAAAGTTAAAGGTGGACAAGGGCGAATAAATATATTTCAACCAAGAGAGCATTGTTATAAAGTGGATAAAGATGGATATTTAGAAGTATGCCTTTCTTTTATAGAAAATAATCGACATATAAGGAAATATTACCGAGTACATAGATTGGTATATGAAACACTGATGGGGGATATTCCACAGGAATTGACGATCGATCACATAGATGCAAATCCTCAAAATAATTCAATAGAAAATTTGCAAATATTAACTAGAGAAAATAATACGAGAAAAGCATTAAAAAATAAAAAATCGCCAAAAAGATTTATGTATCAATTATACAAAAACAATATTTATGTTGGAACATTTGATAGAAAAGAATTGGGAAAAAATATTGGATTAAAAGGTAAAGACTTCTATCAGGATACAAACAATAAAAAGCAATTATTACTTCAAGGTTATCAATGGAATTTAATATAAATGGAATTTAGAGAGTGTAGAGGACATCGAAAGAATATCATAATATTATAGCTTTTATTATGAAAGTAATCGAGTAGAGTAGATTATGAGATTGGCACATAATTGAAACAGTAGGCACAATTAGCGGTTGTGAAGATATGTTGCAGTGCGGTATCCAGTATAGAAATATACATCTGCATTGGGTTTTACGATACCTAGAGTTGATACTCTTTTAGCTCCATATGCCGAAAAAAGTTATCAGAAATATGTTGATGAATACCTAAGCATATGTGATAACGGCAATAAGAATAAAGCTGACGAATATGCAACCAAAAAAGTCTATAGAGATTTTGAACAGGGTTTTCAATCATGGGAAATGGCATTTAACTCTGTAGGATCGTCAAGAGGTGATTATCCTTTCATTGCTATTAGTTTTGGCATAGGTACAAGTAGGTGGGAAACCATGGCAAGCGAGGTAGCATTAAAAACACGAATGGGCGGACAAGGAAAAGAGGGCTTTAAAAGACCTGTACTATTTCCAAAGCTGACGTTTTTGTACGATGAGAATTTACATGGTAAAGGCAAAAAGTTAGAATGGCTTTTTGATGTTGCCATTGATTGTAGCAGTAAAGCGATGTACCCAGATTTTTTATCCTTGACAGGGGATGGTTATATTCCTGAAATGTATAAGAAGTACGGAAAAGTTGTCAGTTTGATGGGTTAAAAAATTACACTACGGCTCATCTAAAACTTCGTAAACCTACAAATGTAGGGTGTACAATTCACGTTTAGGAATTATAGGAAATGATAATTAGGAATTGTGCTAACAGGGGACTAAAAAAATCCTGTGCGAAATTCAAAATAACTAAATAATTTACATAAACCGACAAAAAGGAGAGGACAAAACGAAGGAATATAAAGAATATGACGGTTTCTTAATAGACGAAGAACTAAACATATACAGCAAAAGAACTATGCGTAAATTAAAACCATATCTCGGTACAGATGGATATTTGCAAGTTCAATATAGAATGGAAAATCATAAACAACATCATAATAGAGTTCATGTGATTATAGCACATTGTTTTATTCCAAACCCTAATAATTATAAATACATAAATCATATTGATAGCAATAAAACCAACAACAATATTGATAATTTGGAATGGTGTACTAATTCATATAATGTTATGCATGGTTGGCACAGTGGAAACAGAATCCACAAAAATAGAATAAAGGTGTTTGTATTTGATTTTGACGACAATATTGTTGATAGTTTTTCATCAATTAGAGAATGTGGTAGAGTATTGAACTTAGATAGACATAAAATAGCAAGAGTTTTAAAAGGGGAACTTCCCAAAAATTATTTAGGTTATTATTTTAGTTATTTTGATAATCGTCAAGAGACTATCGAAAACATAGCATAAGTGAAAGACTTATGTGAAGAAGTGAATAGAGTACACATAAGGTGCGACTCCTTATGTGGAACAGCGAAGTACACAGCATTTGGTAACAGAATGTTGTGTAAAGATATAGTCCAATGGCATAATGCCATTGTGTAGAGCTTCGTTGTCACCTTGGTTTGTAAAAGGTGGCATGAAACCAAAAGACGAAAATGATTACCCTGTCTTTGAGGGTAGATTTAATCTTGGTGCAATATCATTACATTTGCCGATGATATTAGCAAAGGCAAGGCAGGAGAATAAAGATTTTTATGAAGTTCTTGATTATTACCTCGAACTTATAAGAAACCTGCACAAAAGAACGTATGAATTTTTAGGAGAAAAAAAGGCATCGACGAATCCAATGGGATTTACTCAAGGTGGTTTTCTTGGTGGCAATCTCAACCCTAATGATAAAATAAAACCAATACTTCCAGCTATGACTATGAGTTTTGGTATCACCGCTTTAAACGAATTACAGCATTTGTATAATGGTAAGTCACTTGTAGAAGATAGTGATTTTGCCTATGAAGTAATGCAATACATAAATGACAAGACAAATGAATTTAAAGAACA